AGTCACGCGCTACGGGCAGCCGGCAACGCCGGTGCACAGGCTCTGGATGAAGCCGATCGCGTTCGGAGCCAGCACCTCGAAGGTGAGCTCGATCTCGATCATGCCCTTCGTGGACGAGCCCACCTTGGCGAGCTCGACGGCCAGGACCGGTCGCAGGATCGCGCAGCGGATCTTGTTCGCCTCCGCGAACGAGATCACGTCGCTCGGCTGGTACCGCGACAGGAACACCTCGAGCGTGCCGAAGTCGGACTGGTAGAAGTCCACCGTGTTGATGACGGTGCGCTCGGCAACGTTGATGTTGTAGCGGACCTGGCTGTTCGGGTTCAGCACCAGGTTCGACAGCGACCGCTTCTGCAGAGCGCCGGCCCACGCCGTGTCCGTCATCGCGCCCTTGTTCCACATCGCCTCGAGGTGCTCGTTGAGGATGCACTCGTCGATGCAGTTCACGGGCGAGCTGCCGGCAGCGGTGGTGACCGTGCCCATCTCCTCGGCGGTGAGGCCGAGCGTCGTGACGCACGTCGGGTCCTGGGCCGCGGCGAAGGCGAGGAAGCCGTCCATCTTGCGAGGGAGGACGCCAACCTGGTTGCCCTGCACGGTCTGGAACTGACGCTGGCTGTGCCAGAGCGCGAACTCGGTGAAGCGCGCGAGCTCCATCGTCGCCTTGCGCATCTGGTAGACGTACTCGTCCCGGATGCCGGCGGTGTTCACGTCCCGCTGGGTGTCCGACACGTCGAACGTCCGGCGCAGGATGTGCGTCAGATTGCACAGTCGCTTGCGCGGAACGAGCGGCGAGAAGGTGGCATCCGCGCCTTCCGGCGTGGCCTGGACGTCGGCGTTGCCTACGTCCGGGTCGCCGAAGTCGGCGAGGATGTCCACCAGCCACTCGTGCGTGGTGTTGGAAGCTGGAACCTTCTCGCACCCGGACAGCAGCAGCGTGTCCATGGGGGAGATGTTCGTGATGATGTCGAGCAGGTCCTCGCGGTTGCCACGCTCGACGTCGAACGTGGAGAGGATCGAAGTGTCACCGATGAACATGAAGAGCCTTTGTGGTCAGAGGGACCACGGCCCTTCTCACCGCTGCACTAGCGAGGGCGTGCGCCCGGCAGGTTCTGGCCGTACTTGCTGCGGATCAGCTTGTCGAACGCGGCGCCGACGTAGCGTCGGTCCTGCGGCTTCGTCGAGCGGGCGAGCGCGTAGGCCCGTTCCCGGTCCTGCTCGATCTCCTGCTCGGGGCTGGTCTGCTGCTGAGGGTTCGGCACGTACCGTGGGGCACCGTTTCCCGGCGCCGGATTCGCGATAGGAGGGGGCGTGGGTGCCCGTCCCTTGCGGACCACCAGCTCATCGTCTTCCGCGATCGCGCGGAAGGCATGCTCGAGGGAACAGTTGGGGTTCTGCTCGCGGAAGATGTCGATCAGCGGATCGTGGATCTGCGGGTCGTACCGCTCGTACTTGCGAGAGAGCTCGACGCGATCCGCTTGCGCGAAGCGCGTCTGCACCCCGTTCAGCACGGGCGCGATGCGACTCATCAGGCGCTGTTCCAGCTGGCCCATCGACTCCTGCATCCGGGCTTCCTGCAGCACGGCTGCACGATCTTCGGGTGGCAGGTGGTCGAGGTTCTGCTGCACCAGCTGTTGGTAGCGCGCCTCCGCGGCCTCGGCTCGCTGCTTGGCTTCCGCAGCCTCTTGCTCGGTCTGCTTCTGCCGTGCGATCGTGGCCTGGAGCTCCTGATCCTTCTGTCGAAGCGTCTGCGTCAGACGTCCGAACCGTTCTTGAGCGTTGGGAGTGAGCTGCGGGTCCGCTGGCGGCTCCGGGGGTGCGTCGGGCTGTCCGTTTGGTTGAGTGCCGGGCTGCTCTTCGGGAGGGGCACCAGACTGCGGGTTCATCGCCGCACGCTCTGCAGCAGTGGCAGCGCGTTGGCGTTCGATGATGCGTCTGGCGTAGGTCCCCTCCGGAGGCAGTGGCCTCTCGGGCTGGCCGTCCTCACCGACCGGCACGCTTCGCTGCGGGAGTGGTTGACCCGTCTTCGGGTCCCTCATCCCCGCCTTGAGAGCGAGTGCCGCGCGATCGGAACGAGCGTTGAACTGTGAAGGAGGATTGGTCACGTGTCTTCTCGCGGTGCACGACGTCCGCTTGTGTTCAGTGCCAGCCCGGTGCGCGACGCCGGCTACAGCGCAGTGGCGTGGCCGAAACTAGCCCTCGGCCACCGGGGATTGCACGGGCTGCTCCGTGCGGGCTCACCACTCTCACAGCCGGTCCGAAACCTTCGCAGGTGTTGATGGATGTGCGGCAGGTGACGCCGCGGAAGGTCAGTAGGTGCCGGCCGGCGTGCCGGCCTCGCCACCGTTGCCGGGGCCGTAGCCGATCACCTCGCCGCCGAGGCCCGTCTCCACGTCCTTGTAGAGGTAGTTGGGCCCGCCGGCGGCGTTGTGCGGCGAGCGGGTCTTCGAGGTGAAGCCCTCCATGGTCGCGCTGCGACCCATGCCGCGGTTCAGGGGAATGCCACGCATGCCGGTCTTGGCCTGCGCAGCGCCGATGCCTTCGTTCGTGGGGTGACCGTTCATTGCGGGAACTCCTGTTTCTGAGGGTTGCGGAGCTTGTCGAGGTGATCTTGCGCCCACTGCCTGCCGGCGACAAGCCTCGCCCGGTTGTTCGCCGTGCTGGTCATCAGCTCCAGGATGTCGTCGATGGCCCGGCAGGCGCCGATCAGCTGGTTGGCGTCACGGTCGGTGCGCGTCGTGGGCGAGGTCAGCTTCGCGTAGTTGGCGCCCTTGATGTCGTGCACCGCCTCGACGAACGCCCGGTACCCCTCGGTGCCGGACATGGCGAGCAGGCTGTCGGCGAGGCGGATGGCGCGCTCCTGCAGCTCGACCTTCTCTTCCCACGCGCGAACCTCCGCCGCCTCGGCGAGCATCACGTTGGGGAACAACTCGGGCGGGGGAGTGTCGGCGGGCGGGTGTGGGGTCAACTTGCACCAGTGTTAGGTGCACCACGCATACCCTCCGACTTCGCCTCTTTGAACTCCCCTCCGCCTTCTTCTTCGCCGTGGCCGCCCTCCTCGTTCCGGACCTTCGGGCTGCCGGGGTCCTGACCAGGCTCGGCCGCACTGGCACCGGGGCTGTCGCCGCCGCCCATGGCGAGCATCGACTGCAGCTGCGCCTGCTCCATGAGCAGCTTCTCCTGGATCTCCTGGGCGAGCAGCATCTTCCGGTAGTGGTCGGCGACGTGCGCGCGCGCCTTCGCCGCAGTGCCGGGGTCCGCCTTCTCGAGCTCGTCGAACCGATCGGTCCCGAACGTCTCCTCGTGGGAGATGATGTGCCGCATGTCGTTGTCGTCCGGCCGGCGCGGCGGCACCACGCCGTGGAACCAGAGCTCTTCCTCTTCGACCGCGGTGAGCAGGCGCGCTTCCTCGGGCGGCAGCTGCACGAACTCGTCCACGTTCCGGATGTCGAACGCGGTCTCCATGATGTAGGCGAGCAGCTTGGGCATCTTCACCGCGTTCGGCCCGTACATCTGGTTGATGATCGGCCCGCGGTCGAGGAGGTTGATGAGCTGCTGCACCTGCGTGCGCTTCGTGGTCAGGCGGAAGCCTGACAGCGGCTGCACGATGAACCGGCCGAGCAGGTCCTCGGGCCGGATGGTCACCCGATCGCGGAAGCGCACGCCCATCGGGCCGACGTCGCGGATCACGCGCTCGTAGTTCTGGAACTGCATGTTGTTCCAGGCCATCTGGTCGAGCATCGGCGTGGCCACCTCCTGCTCGTAGTTCTCGCCCATGCCGGCGATGCGCAGGTTGGCTTCGTCGAGCTCCGAGGTGTACTGCGTCGCCGTCTTCGACGACGTGCTCATCGGGTCGTTCGTGCCGATCACCGGCGACGTCACGCCCGACACCTCGCGCATCTCCGCCTCGAGGATGTTCTCGGCCTTGAGCGCCGAGTCCGACACCGCGTTGAACTGCAAGGGCACGATGTCCTCGCGCGGGTTCGGCGTGCGGATGATGAGGCCGGGCTGGATCAGCAGCTGGGCAGCCGACAGGTTGGCCGAGTCGCTGACGCCGAGCATCGGCGCGGCCTCGAGTTGCGTCGCTGCCATCAGCAGCTGGCGCTTCATGTCCTTCTCGACCGACAGGCGGGCGATCATCTCGATCGCGCCGATGCCGAAGAGCTCACCCTCGAGCGCGATCGGGCGCCAGACCTGGTAGGGCTTCTGGCCGTGCCAGAACGGGCACACCGTCACGCGCGCGATCAGGCACAGGCTGCGCGGCTCGATGGCGACGATGTTGCACAGGCGCGTCGTGTAGTTCCCGTCGTCGTTCTTGATGACCAGCGGGCCCCAATAGTCCACCACCTCGTACTGCGGCACGTGCGGCGCGCCGAGGCCGCCGCGGCCGTCGAACATCCCGTACGCGTACGCCTTGCGCTGCTTGAACGGATCGTCGGCGATGAAGTCGTTGCTGCCCGGGTTCTGCTCGAGCGCTTCCAGCCCTTTCCAGTGGCCGAGCTCGACCATCTTCTTCACGCGGTAGTCGGGCCACATCGACTTGTCGAGGCACCACTCCGCCTCCTCGATCGAACTCGCCGACGGCGGCCCCTGGAAGTCGAAGATGCTGATCGGCACTACGTCGTTGCCGTCGAACATCATCTCGACCCGCTTCACGTCCTCCATCACGACCTTCGTGCCGCCCGGCACCTTCGGGTCGGGAACTCGCTTCGCGATGCGGAACGCGCGCTCCTGCGGGTCTTGCTTCCAGTACGTCTTCTGGATCGACGTCCCGTAGATCAGACCCGAGCGAATGAAGCGCGACGCCTTCGGCTTGAACTTGGTTGCGCGCAACTGCTCGCGGCACAGTGCCTCCTGCGCCTTCGCCGGCTCGTCGTGGTCCTCGGCGACCCCGTAGAGCTTGAACCACTGCTCCGTGCCGAACAGCGCACGCATCAGGCGCGGGTGCAGGTTCTCGACGACCTTGAAGGGGGTCGGGCTGTGCAGGCGCATGCGCCCGTACGTGGTGCCGGTGGCGATGCCTTCGCCTCGGTACAGCAGGTACAGCGTGAGGAACTTGTTCCTCAGGTACTGCATCGTGGTGAACACGTCGTCCATCGACGTCTGCACCGCTTGCTTCGCCTGGTCGTGGACGAACCGGTCGTTGGCGAGGTTGGGGAACCCCACCATCTCCTCGTAGAGCTTCGCCGTCTGCTCGACCTTGCGGCCGTCCTTGTAGGACTCCACCATCTCGTGCGCGGCGTAGACAGGCTCGGTGCCGCTGCGCGCACTCGCCTTCCCCATGCCACGCGACGCCTGACCACCGTACGCGTTGGCGCGCGTCATCTTCGGGTTCGGCGACCCACCGCCGAACGACGCGCGATCGCTGGCGATGGGGGCCATCAGCCCCGCTTCCCCTTCACGTTGCCGGAGCAGTCGTGCTTCGCCTTGTCGCCGGCGGCTTCGTCCATCCGCCCCTTGTCACGCAGGGGTAGCTTGACCACCCTGCTCTGGTTGTTCTCGGCCTTGGTCGGGAGATCGTGGTCGGGCGAGGGCTTGGAGCGCATCGGCGGTGATCCTCGGCAGCACCTGGTAGATCGGTCCGTCGAAAGACGGGTCGAGCAGGAGCCTACCCGGCCATTGCTGCCCATACCATCGGAGCCATGCCACCGCGCGGTCCACCTCGTACACCGTGGTGCGCCGCGTGACGGGGTTCGTGCGCCCGAAGTGATAGCCGAGGCCGTTCTGCAAGGTGAAGCCCACGGCCACGATCGGGTTGCATCCCATCAGGTGCGCCAGCTGCACGGCGAAGCACAGGCTGTTGGCCCCGGGGTGGAACGGGTCGCTGAGCTTCTTCGGCATGCGCCCCGGCACGTCGGCAAACTGCAACGTGCCATCCTTCCGACGTCGCAGGAACTTCGCGGGCTCGATCGTGATCCCGGCGATCTGGCGCTCGCGCGTGCCGATCATGCGCATCTTCCGCGCGTGTGCGGTCGAGTAGACGCCGCCGCCGAACAGCTGGCGGTTGGCGACGACGACCATGGTCTCGGGGATGCGTGCGAGGTGGTGCGCTTCGCTCTTCCACACGTCGCCGTCCACGACCAACCAGATCGTGGGAACGAGCAGCCTCAGCGTCCAGTTGGTGCCGATGACGATGTGACCGTGGGCAGCGGCAAGTCCTGCGGAGTCATCCACTCCGCCTGCTCCCCCAACAAGGAAAGCTGGCCTTCCGGCACCAATGCCCTGCAACCAGTCCGGATCAGAACCTCGGCCGCGCGGTGGCGGTAGGTGTGCCGCCTTGAAATCAGGTCGGAGCATAGGCGCGCGATCTCCTCAGCTTCCTGTCGATGCGCCAGGTAGTGCTGCACCAGCCCAACAAACTGGTCCGGGTTGTCGGCGACCGGCGCCATCGGGAACATGCGACGCAGCTCCGTGCGATGGCTGTCGTTCACGACCAGCGTGCCGCACGCGGCCATCTCGAAGAAGCGAGGGTTCACGTGCGCGGCCGGCAGGTTGGCGTCGTTCCAGAAGCCGGTGCCATCGCCAGTCGGCATGCGGTCCCACAGCTTGATGCCCGCGGGCACTGGCGTCGATTGCAGCCGGCCGAGGATCCGCCGCTTGTAGCACTCGCGCGTGATGCGAGGGTCGCGGTGCACGTTCAGGCCGACCTTGCAGCTCGAGTAGAGCGCTGGGTGCTCGCTGTCCTGGATCCAGCCCGCCATGCCCTTCGCCATCGGGCGACCCTTCGGCCAGTACAGGATCCGCGTGCCCGGCACCGCCTTCTCGACGGCGCGCAACCACGGCTCGCGCGGCACGAGAGTCGGGTTGCCGAGGAACAGCGCCGGCGTGTCTCGCTTCGTTCCACGTGGAACAACGAAACGCTCAGTGTCCGCGCACGGCGGCAGGTAGTAGACGTCGGCTTGCCGCGGCAGCGGTCGTGACCGCAGGTGCGCCTGCACCGTGCAGTGGTCGAGGGTGAACACGAAGTCGAAGCCGGGCGAGAAGCGCGCGGACTCGCCAACCTCGTACGGCTCGTCGGGCAGGAACACCGCCGTGCGAATGCCAGCTCGGCGCAGCGTCTCGAGGAACATCGAGTTGCTGGCCGCGCGCCCGTGGTAGCACCACACCAGGTCGGGCTTCCAGTCGATGATCTGCTTCGCCAGCACCTTGCCGCGGTTCCCGCCGCGCGTGCTGTAGGGGCCGCCGTTGCTGCCGAACGAGCGCAGCGACGAGATGGCGAACGACCCGATCTGGCAGCCTAGACCGCGGAACCCCGCCGCCCACCCGTGGCGCCAGTTGTCGCTGTAGATCAGCGACTCGTCGTCAGCCAGGGCGATGCGCATTGCGTGGTTGCGACCGAGGATTCGCGGGCGCGGGAGCTCCGGCGATGTCGATGCGAACACCGGGGACGCCCCACGTGACGAGCCCAAGACTCTTGGCGGACCAGATGAGCGCTTCGGGGTAGTCGAGGAGTCTTGCACTGCGGGCAATGGCGATGAGGGTTTCACGGAGCGAGAGGACCACGCGGCCGGGCGCGCCGTGTCGTGCCGACCAGGGGAACGGTTGCGCGCCGCTGCCCACCAGCTCGGGCGCGTCGGCGGCGAACGCGAGGCCGCACTGCGGCGTGCGCATGAACGGGACCTGCAGCTTGCCGAACCAGTTGGGGTCGTCGAGTGCATGCGTCGTGGGCACCACAGCGACGTACTGGCTCTGCGCAGCAGCGATCGCCGCCAACACCGGAGCGGTCACGCCTTCGTCGTTGCAGCACGCCACGACCGCCCACGGCAGCTTCGGCACCACAGGCGGCACGCGAGCACTGCCTTGCTCGCGCTCCTGTCGGCGCTGATGGATGGCTTCCACGATCTCCGTCACCTCGTTCACACGACCGTCGGTGTCGTCAGTTGGCTTCGTGTGCACCAGCGTGACCTGGAAGTCGCCCGAGGTGCTGGCATCGAGGCCGGCGAGGCACAGCTCGAGCTCTGAGGCCGGCGTCTCGAGTGAGAAGGGAACGATGATGTCGAGCACGGTCATAGGGCCCACGGGTCGTTGGGGAGGATGATGCGCCGCTGCGGTTGCTGCGGCTCTGGTTGGCCTTGCACAGGATCGGCGAGCTCGCCGCGCTGCGCCACGGTCTCCACGCTGTCCATCGTCTGGTACCGCCTCGGAGCTCGCGACACGTGGCCGGTGTTGGCCGCTGGCGTCTGCCGGATCTCATCGGCGGTGCGCGCCGGCAGTACGTAGCCGCTGCCCTCGCCGAGCGGCAGCGCGTTCGTCTGCGGACCAGGCTGCCCGCCCAACTGGTTGATGCACTTCGTCACGAACTCGGCCACGCCGTCGCTGCACTGCTTGATCCACGGCGTCTCCGGGCCGTAGTAGTGCGCAATGATCTCGGCGACCGAGTTGCCGCACTCTACTGCGGCTTCCAGAAGCCGTCCCCGGGGGGCGGGCTGGCGAACAGGTTGCCCAAATCGACCGCGCCCTTGCGGGTTGTTGGGGATCGCTGCGTAGCGCTGTGACGGTGGGATTCGTCCGCGGGCCATTGGTGCCTCGGGTTCCAGCGGCCGTCGAGCACGATCGGCTCGCTCCGCTTGATGTACAGGGGATGCCAGTCAGAAGGTGGACCCGGCAGCAACACGCGACCCCTGTCGTCGGCGTTGTCCAGGTCGGAGATCGCGTCGGGCACGTCGTCGAAGTCGGAGAACGGCCACTCCGTCATCTCCTTCAACATCGGGCCCCACTTGTGCTTGAACTCCTGCCGCAGCGACTGCGCGAAGTAGATGTCACCACGACGGAACCGCGGCTCGGCCGACTCGATGCGGAGCTTCTTCTCGTCCTGGTTGCGGCCCGACACCTCGATCAGGCGCGGCATGATGAAGGTCTGCCGGCGGATCTCCTCGAGCATCGCCCGCACCGCCTGGAAGCAGATGCCGGTCTCGACCGTGATGCCCTTCATCTGCAGGTCGGCGTAGTCGGTCCACAGCTTGCACAACGTGCGGCACGAGTCGTTGAGGCGAACCGTACCCACGTAGAAGTCGCGCACGTACGCGAAGCGGTGGCAGTCGAGAGAGATCACCCAAAAGGCCGTGCGGTCAGGACGGCCCTTCTTCTCCTCGTCGGCGATGAACGCGAAGTCGGTGAGGATGTACGTCCACACCGCGCGCGGGATCAGGTTGTCCTGGATCACGCGGAAGTACTCGGGCTTGAACAGCTGCTGATCGCCGGTGAAGGGCCTGTTCTCGTAGTAGCACGCGTACTGTCGAGGGGTCAGCTTGGCCTTCTGGCCCGCCACGTACTTGCGGGTGAGGCGGCCGGGGAAGAACAGGTCGGCGGGTTCGTCCTTCGTCGGATCGACGATCGGATCGCTCCATGCGTGCACCGAGATCTCGAAGAGCTCGGCGAGCTCCGGCGTGTGCATGATGCGCGAGTACCCGTCGGCGTAGTGGTGCCGCGTGCCGATCATGAACAGACGCGCGCCCGGGTCCAGCTGGGCCATCATGTCGCCGAACCAGACCCACACCTTCTCCAGCTGCTCCGTCGTGGCGGTGTTCTTCTGGCTGTAGATGTCGTCCATGAAGCCGAAGTCCCAATGGAACCCGACCGTGACGACGCCCACCGACAGGGCCTGCAGCGTCGGCTCCTTGTACTTCAGCGCTGCGAGTGACCGCTGCGCGCTGACGAACGAGTCGCCCATGCGCCACTGCTTGCCCTTGTGGATCCCGAAGCGATCGCGGAACCACTGCGAGTCCACGATCTTCATCACCTGATCGACGACCTGCGTCGAAAGGGTCTCGGTCTCCGAGCCTACGAAGATGCGGACGTCAGCGTTGCGAGCGATCAGCCAGCAGATGTGGGCCACGTCGAAGCACGCCGTCTTGAAGGCGCCTCGAGGCCACAGCACCAGCTTGTAGAGGTAGTGCAACAGCCCCGGCACTTCGGGGTCTGGCGTGCCGCGCCAGGTCACCAGCTCCTGGCAGTACTTGCCGTGAGGCTGCTGCTGCGCATCCGGCGCCGCGCCGCAGTCGCGCGCGAAGTCGAGGAAGCCGGCGCCGTCGTCGCGGAGGTACCACTCCTTCTCCTGCTGCAGGCGCTCGCGGCGGATGTCCTCAGGCTTCACGAGCTACCTCCTCCGCCCACACGTGCATGCTGTCGTGAGTCTGGTCCCACAGTTTCCACATTGCCTTGCACAGTCGCTCGAGCATGTCGTACACGCCCGGCTGGTGCACCTCGAAGGTTCCCATCGCCAGCATCTCCTTCACGGTCTGGTACTGCTGGAACGACGGTAGCGACACCATGAAGTGATTGGCCTTGTTGTGCAGCGCCAGGTCGCCGCGGAGGCTGACGTTGAAGTACTCGTGCACGGTGCGGTCGTCGTCGTAGCTCACGGCTCGTGGTCCCTTCCGCAGTGGCGCAGCACCATCTCGTGCCACTTCTTGGCGGTGAGGAGCGCGCCACCCACGTACCCGATGGCCGCGGCCACGAAGATCAGCACGATGGCTAGCCAGAGGGGCATCGCTGCACCTCCATCCACGGGGACCGCACCTGCGGCGATCGCTCTTCCACGAACGCCATCACCCCGATCTTGCCGTGCCGGCGGTGCCGCTCGTGGAACAGCTTCCGGTTGTGCACCAGGTCGCGCGAGATCTTGGTCACCTGCGCGTCGCTCACGAGGCCGCCGTGGTGGAAGTCCAGCTGCAGCGTCGCGGCCACCCGCTGCTTGTAGAGCTTCGCCCACACGTTGCTCAGCTCCACGTCGCCGTAGCCCTTGTGCCCGGAGTAGCACAGGTCGTAACCGCAGCGCAGGAAGTCCTCGCGGTGGATCAGGTAGACGTTCGGCGACGTCGAGTCGAGCGCGCCGTCGCGGTGCTTCAACACCGGCCGCACCACGTGCCGCTTGCGCAGCACCTTCGCCTCATCGAGGAACAGGTGCAGCTGGTCGCGCGGCAGCGTCATGTCGGGGTCGAGCATCAACAGCACCTTCCCGCGCGCCTCGCGGGCCGCCAGGTTGCGCGCCTCGCCCTGGTTCCACGGTGTGTCCTTCATGATGCGCAGCACGCGCGCGCACGCCACCGCCGGCATCTCCACCGGCGGGTCGCCGCAGTCGTCTACGACCACCACCTCGAGATCCGCGGGGTCGAGCACGCCCGACGCCTGCAGGCGCGAGAACCACTCGGCGAGCATCATTGGCTGCCCGTACACGGCGAGCCCGATCGTGAGCAGCGGTGTGTTCATTGGAGCCTCGACATCAGGACCTGGAACGCGGCCGCGGCTTGGAGCGGGACCTGCGCGTTGCCGAGCGCGCGGAGACGGTGAGTGCGGTCCATCGTGTCGGCACGCCCATCATCTGCTCGACGAAGGGCACCGACAGCTGGCCACCAGCGATGGCCTCGAGTTGCGGCGAGTGCCCGTTCTCCTTGCGTCCCTTTCCACTCTTCCAACAGCGCGCGTCCGGCGTCGGCAGCAGGCGCTTCAAGTCCGGGTGCGACAGACGTCCCCTCTTGCGGCCGTCGCCGGCTGATGGAGTCGGCAGCAGGTGCGGGCGCCGCACCGCGTCCGTCAGGCTCGTGCCCTTGTGCGCCTTGCTGCCCGGCAGGTTCCTCGAGCCCGAGCAGTCCGCGTCGCCGGCGGTCGGCGTGGGCAACAGGCCCTTCCGCAACTTCTCCTTGAGCCCCGGCGTGCGCCCGCCCATTCGCTCGCCCCTCTCGCTGTCGGACGCGATCGGGGTGGGCAGCAAGGATCCAGCACCGTCGTCGGCGATGGCATGCACCGACCTCGGCCGCGCTGAGCACCGTCCATTCCGCATCGAACCCGAAAGAGGCCAGTCCCCCGAGGACGGCTCCGAGTCCTCGACGAACAAGCGCCCAGCTGTTCTCCACGAAGACGTAGGCTGGTGCCACGTCGCCGACCACGCGGAGCATTTCGTACCAGAGTCCAGAGCGCTCGCCAGCGAGGCCATCCCCGCTGCCGGCGAGGCTGATGTCCTGGCAGGGGAACCCGCCGGCGACGAGATCGACTCGCCCTCGCCACTCGCGGCCGTCGAAGGTGCGCACGTCATCGTGGATCGGGAACGGTGGAAGGTAACCATCGGCCTGTCGCGCCAGCAGCACCTCCCGGCTGTAGCGGTCGAGTTCGACAGCGCCGACGCACTGGTGGCCGAGCAGCTCGCCGGCCAGGATTCCACCACCGCAGCCGGCGAACAGGTGCAGCTCTCGCACGGCCGCGAGCCTAGCCGCCCTCACGGTGCATTTGCAACGTCTCGGCAGCGCGCCGCTGCTTTTTCAGCTCGAGCTCAACGAGCGCGGCGATCTCCACCTGCAGCTGGTCACGCTGCACGGAGGGGTCGATCGGCTTCTCCTGCGCGCCGAACACGCCCAGGCTGTGCAGGCACTTCGCCAGGTCGAAGTGAACGGTGGCGTACGCCTTCCAGTCCTCGTCCTTCTTGAGGCCGACGGCCGCCTCCTCGGTCACCGCGAGGATCTTCGTGACAATGGTGGCCAGCTGGAGATCGGCGAGGACCATTCAGCGCTCACGTGCTGACAGCGGCGGGCTCTTCCACCTTCGGTGCAGGGGCGATTTTCGCGCGGTGTGCCACCTTCCCACGCGGCTTGAACTGCAGCTGAGGCTGCATGGCCAGACGCACCAAGTGCAGGCCGCGCATCACGAGGATCTGGCGCCCGAGCAGGTCTTCCCTGCCCCCGTTCGTCTTCAACCAGCGCAGCGCGACGGCGCAGTCCTGGTGGCCGCCTGACTCGGCGACAGGAGTGAGCTGGCCGCCGTCCTCCACGACGTACAGGCGGTAGTCGCCGTCGCCATCAGCGAAGAGAGGGCCGAGCTTGCGAGTGCGGGCACCAGGTGGGCGCCCTCGCTTCTGTCGCGCAGGGGCTTCGATGCCAGGAAGGGTGTCCTCTTGGTCTGTCATAGGTCGCGAGGGCCTACCATCCTGCCAAGG